ATTATGGAAATGGTTGGAATAACTATTATGGAAATGGTTGGAATAACTATTATGGAAATGGTTGGAGACGCACGAACACCGCATATATCTACGGTAGAAGAGGAACTACAACTACAAGAAATGGTAGAGCACATGCTTCTATGATAGAATCTACTAAAAGAACTACAAAACAGAGAAGAGTTATTAGTACTCCTAAGTATACGCCTTCTAGAAAGACAGTTACACCAATTAATAACAATAACACTACACCGATTAATAACAATACAAAACCTAGAGTTATTAGAGAAAAGCCGAGAGTGCCAGTTATTAGAAACAATAATAGACCTCCTGTAATTAGAAACAATAACTCAAGGCCTGTAATTAGAAACAATAACACAAGGCCTGTATATAACAACAGTACACGACCTACAAATAATTCTAGATCAACAACTAGAAGCAGCGGGTCTAACAACAGAAGAGGTAACTAAAATAAAATAACATGGGATTTAATAAACTATACTTACCAGAGGTAGATAGACTCAAAGAACAATTAGAAAATTTAGGTGAAATAGAATTTGGTAAACATTGGCTAAGACGATTTCAAAAGTCTGACGCCACTATTGGATCAAATGAATCACACGCGTTTATTAAACCTTTTACAGATTTCGCATATAATGAATACAAACAAATATTTGTAAAAAATGAAATGGATACAGATATTAATAAATAAAATCATGAGCAAAAAAGAAACGAATCAATTTTATGTTTGGGTTAAATCAGAAAGATCGGGTGAAGTTGTAGAAATATCTGAAATTCAAACAGATAAAGAGTGGTTAGAATTTACGGATGGTACTAGGTGTAACATGAATGTTGTTGCAGAATTTTTACTTCCAGCCGCTGATATAGATCAAGCACATCAAATAGCAAAAGATTTTGGTGGAATTGTATCTGAAAACACAGAATCTGCAAGACCAGTAAGGCCAAGAAGAGATGCTGAACCTGAAGCTGCAAGGCCAGTAAGACCAAGAAGAGATGCTGAACCAATAACTGAGATTAATGTGATGCAAGAGATGCTCAAAAAAATGAGTGCAAAAAATACGGCATCCATGCCTGTTAAAATAAATATTCCTTCTAAAGAAATATATGCATTGCTTAAAGATCAAATGGACATTACTAAAAAGGACTTAAACAGCCAAATTGAAGCGCTCGTAGAAGATCAGATAGATAACCTAAGAGAGCAATTAAAAGAACAAATCGAATCATTTATTAATAATTATTATAATGGAAGAACAAACAACACAAGCACAAAAGACAGAGACTCAAGCGATTCCTAATCGTAGAGCACGCAGATACAGATTAAAACAACAAGGTGTATTAAAGTATCTTAGTAAAAGGAATTTCTTAGATCCTATTCGTGCAAACTTTAGAGCTGAAAATATGAAAAACGGTATTAATATTCAATCTATAAGAAAAGAAGCTATAGATAAACAATTAGAAGCTGACTTCATGGTTAAATTAGAAAGCATGAAAGAAACTTGGTATGAGATTGGATATAATTCTAAAGAAATTGAATTATTAGAAGAGGCTGCAGCTATTCACTTTGCAAAAGATAAATCTACTTGGAAGGATGATAAAAAAGAAGCAAAAGAACTAAGAAAAAAAGCTAAAGATTCTTTAGCATCTAGAAAACAATAATATATGTTAAGTATTGGTATTGAGCCCGCAGATAATGGTGTAATAAAAACTCTAGTTGATGATAACATCAATGGGGGTGGAGAAGACTTTGAGGCTCGTCAAGTTTATGAATTTGAAGGGCCAATGAAAAGATCAAATCAAGTTAAGTTTATAAAAGACTTGATATTTGATTTAGGAATGGACGTAGGAACTGAATTAGATAATGATCTTCTTCAGATATATGTTGGATGGGGTGCACAACACATAAGCACATCTGACAGCGAAATTAAAAATAAAATCCAAATCTTAGAGAAAGAAATCAAAAGGCTTGGATCCATGTTAAAATAATGAATGTAAAAATAGAAGGAGTTTGGTGTAAAACAAGGACAGAGTTTGATAAGTTGTCTAAAAAAGGTGACTATGATTTGTCTGTATCTTATTATGATATATTTAATCGTTTGATTAAAAGTGATCCTAATAACGCCGAACCTTCTAATGTTATCATTTCTATATACATTAGAAAAAGTATTCAAAAGGTTTTATGGGATTTAGATGCAAAAGATGAACGCGATGATGTTAAAATTCTTTATATGTTTAAATCCTTAAGTGCAGATACCGTTAATGGTTTCAGAGACTTTATTAACTCTATGGTTGAAGAAGATTGTGAATTAGATTTACTTGTGGTTAATAGATGCGACTTTCCAAAAACAGGCGTCTTAAGTAAATTTGACAATGTTCGATTCATAGATAACAATGATTAAACACAAACTTTTTTCTAAGGGTGATCAAATTCATGCCCTTATTTCTACTACACAACAGCCTAACTTATTAATTCCTGTTAGGGCTACAATTTATGATGTAAAGTTTGATGACGTAAACCCTCAATATCAACTTAGAATTAAAAAGTTCTATGATCCAGTATATTTCTTAAAAAAGAATCTTTTTGGTGGGCGATTTATTAAAAACTTTGAGGGAAAGGACACTAAAATAAATTTAAAAAGAGGATTATATTCTACAGTTGCAGATATTGAGAATAACATATTCAATGGTGCTAAATGGAAACAATATATGATTGTAGTTGACTCTGTATTCTGTACGAGAACTCGGGTTGAACAAGAAAATCTTTTTAATAGAATACAAACCTTCCATGTTGAGATGAAACTGAAAGAGTTATATGAGCTAGTAAATAGATCTTCATATAGAAATGGTGAATTTTACTGGCACACAAAGGGCGAATACGTAAAATCTTTACAAAAATTTCTAGGAGATAAATATCCTAAAGATGACAAATGGTCTGATAATCTACTATATAGACCTGATACCGATGAGATGGACAACGTTGAATGGGTATAAATATATTATCCTACTACAATAAGTAGATATATATAAAAAAAGAAATTCATATTTATGTCTGGAATTGGTAACGATGCAAATTTTATTTTTAAGAAGGTTTTAAATGTTGTTGATAAAACTACAGGTTTAGAAGTAACTGAATATTTTTATGATGACACTGTAAATGGAAGAGAAGTTGTAACTAGAACACCAAAATCTGGTGCTCTTGATTCTCCTAAACCATCAGCGGCAGATCAGAAGGGAACAGGTAAAACAACATTAAATCAAGAAAGTGTTTTCGGTGAAGCACAGGGTACAAGTTCAATGTATCCTGAAAAGGGCGTAGATTCTAGAGCGTATCCTATAAAATCCGTAGTGAGCGGTGAAAAAGGAGACACATATGAAGACAAAGGTGAAACCGTTACTTTTGGAAAAGCACCTCGAAGTTTATTTAATAATTGGACATTACATAGATATCAAAACAGGGCTGGTACAGTTTCAGAAGATTCCGGTACAGAATATAATGGAAAAACATATAATAAACCAGTAACTGCGGCATTAGCCGAAAACTTACAAAAAAATCCAACGGCACGAAATATAGTAGAGTACTCACAATCTGTTGGTGGTGCATGCTTCTCTTATAGTTATAGTGATTTTATTCAAATGGAGCATTACGGCCAAATATCTAATGATTATTTGGTTACACTTAGGAGATTTGCATATCCTGTGGGTGATGACTTATTAAGTCCTAAAACTGCAGGAACTAAAGGTAAAAAGGTAGATTCTTCTGCACCTGATTTGGCAAGAGCTGTAACGTGGTTATCTCCAGGTTTAGGTAATGATTTAAAAGAAATATTAAAATTTACAACTGGATATCAATGGAAAGAAGCTAAATCAGAAATACAAGATGCACAATCAAGACAAGCTGATAGAGGTGATGCTGGAGGTATGATTGATAATGCTAAATATGGTGCAGCAATTGAATCTGGTTTAAATGGTTTTACATCGGTTCAAGCCAAAAAACTTAGAAACGCAGGTAACGTAGATCATACTAAAGAAACATATCCAAACAAAGTGTTTGGACCTCTTAATATTATAGATAAAGTTTTAGCTAGAGAAAAGGGGCTTAAATTTGAACAAGAATTTAAATTATCTTTTCATTATGACTTAAAGGCATATCCAGGTACTAGTCCAAAAGTAGCGTTTATGGATACATTAGCCAATGTATTGGCACTTACATATAGTAACGCACCCTTTTGGGGAGGAGCTACTAGATTCTCAGGAACCGGAAATACTGGTAAGCCATTCGGTAATACAGCTTTATTAGAGAAAGGTGATTATGCAGGTTATTTAGGCTCTATTGCTGACACGCTTGCAGGTATGGGTGGAAACTTCATGGATCAATTAAAGAAAACAGCATCTAACGTTGCTAATGGAGAGGGTATTAATAAAATCCTAGGTGATTCTTCTATTCTTGAAAATATTGTAGGTGGAGGTTTAATGAAATTGATGGGAGGACCTAGTGGTGGTGATGTAATTAAAGCATTCTTAACAGGTGATCCAACTGGGAACTGGCACGTGACTATAGGTAATCCAATGAATCCTATAATGGTATGTGGAAACTTATGTTTAGAAGATACTAATTTTTCATTTGAAGGACCACTTGGTTTTGAGGGATTTCCTACTAAAATGAAAGTTGAAGTTAGTCTAAAACCTGGAAGACCAAGAGATAAAACAGATATTGAATCTATGTTTAATGCTGGTCGAGGTAGAATGTATTTACAACCAGAATGGGGTGAAGGCGAAGGAATAGACATAAACGCTATGTTAAATGTAGATGCATATGGAGATAAATCTGGTAAAGGAAATCTTGCTAATAAACCATATATGAGTAGAATATCTGATATGGCTGCTGGTTAAAATAAACTATTAAAATGGAGTTTAAAATATTTGTAAATAAAAAAGTAGGAGACGGTAAATTATTTTTAGCTCAACCTACTATGTTGTTCGGAAGTTTAAATCCCGAAGATTATGTAATGGTTGCTAAACACATTGTTAAGGATGATGATTTAGTAAGACCTGATAGAATTGCTACCGAGCATTATGGTACCACTTCGGGATTGGACATTATATTAAAATTCAATGGAGTCTCTGATCCTTTTTCTATTAATGTAGGCGAAGAACTTTGGATTCCTATGGACACTATTCCTTATTTTAGATTAGAATCACCACAAATGTACGAGGACAATCCTATTAAAAATCAATTTATAAAAACTAAGAGATTAAGTAAAACTGATCAAAGAAGATTAAAAGCACTTAAAAAGAAATATAATAAAGAAAACTTATTGCCACCTAATGTTATTCCAGTTGGTCGAAAAAATTACGAGTTCGACGGTTCTAATATTAGATTCGGTATGGGACCACAAACCGATGATGTGGTTGATTCTATATTATCTGATATTAGAAATCAGGATAAGTTTGATAATTCTTCAGACGAAGAATCAAATGTAGCTGAGCTTATAATAGATACAAATGATAATTCACAGTTAACAGGTGGAAGTGGATCAGGCTCAGGAGTAGGTTTTAATGGTGGAGCAGGAAGCTTATATGAAGATCTTTTATCAAGTAATAGTGGAGTTGTTCAAACTGGAAGTGGAGCAGGAAGTGGAACTGGAAGTGGAGAAAATGGTGGTAAAACAGATACGGCTGATAACTTAGGAGGAAATGAACCAGACGGAACTGCACCTGGAAATGCTGACAATAATCCAACAAATAACCCAGACGCACCTTGCTCTAAATAACATACAATATGGAATTATCTAACAATATATTAGCGGTTGTAGAGCCAGCAATTAGGCCAACTGAGATTAAGATGGATGCACTTGCTGAAGAAAAAAAAGATGAAGCAGAGTACAAACAATCTACTATGGTTGCAACTCTTAAGCCGTTTATACTTATTAATGGTTATCAATTTGCGCCAACCGATGTTGTGCGCTTTGAATTAAATTTATCAGGTGATTTACCAGAATGTGAAATTGAATTAAGCGACGAAGCTGGAAAGTTTGCAGTTGGTAGTTATCCAAGAGATGGTGATTTCTTTACAATACTTATAAATTCTAAAAATCAAGAAACATTTAAATCCATCCATATGGATTTCGATATCATATCCTGTGAATCTCCAAAAGATGGAAATGTTGGAACTGCTACATTTGAAATGTTTGGAGTTTGTAAAATTCCTAGAATAAAATCTGAAGATTGCAGAAATTTTGAAAGTGCAGATTCTTTAACTCATTTGGAAGAAGTAGCTAGAGACTTAGAATTAGGTTTAGCAACTAATATTGATACAGCAGATGATGTTCAATCCAGAATTATGGCATTTGAGCCATACCTTAGTTTTATAAAAAAGATAATTAAAGAAAGTTATGTGGGTGAAGAATCTTTTCAAAAGTTTTGGATAGATCCATATTATTATATGAATTATGTAGATGTAAATGCATTGTTTAATTCACCTAATCCACCAATAGAAGAATTTGCTGAATCATTGGCTTCAGCTGCTGAATCAATGGTAACTACAACTGAGTCTGAAAAAAATGCCAAAACAGGAAACGACATTGAGGTACCGTTATTATTGACAAACCATATTGCGTTTATGGGAAATAGTTCGTTTATAGAAAAATCTAACATATTAAATAGTTCTGCAAATATTAGTGCAAAAAACGGATACGCCAGAGAGGTAACTATTTATAATAACAATGGTGATGCTGGTGAGAAAAAACAAGAATTTAGAATAGAGCCTTTAGGTGGAAATGATTTAAAAGAATTAGAAGAGCCACTAAAGGGTAATAGAAACGATACAAGGCATGTTGATCAAATTAAGTACAAATATATTGGAAGACAAGAAGCTGGTGATGATGGATTAGGTAACGTACATCCTAATGCTGCATTTTCACAATTGCACAATGCACAAAATGAGGCTGAAACACAAAAAATGAAATTAGAAGTTACTTTAAATTCATTTAATCCATCTTTATATAAGTATCAAAAGATTCCTGTTTTAATGTATATTACTAACCCTAAAGCTATTCAACAAAACGAAAGAATTAAAGGTGATAAAAAAGAATTAGGTATGGATAAAGATGAGCCCTTTGGATTAGAAGAGGCTAGCGAAGATTTAGCAGATGCTGGTAAAAATAGCCCAAGTCAAGCTTTAGATTCATTTTTATCAGGTTATTATATAATTGAAAGTATTATATATGAAGTAGAAGGAGATGTCACAAAACAAACAATGACACTTCTTAGAAGAGAGTGGCCAACAAGAACAGAAAATCTAATTAATCCACCTGGACTTGAAGATGCAACAGACGAGGAAAAAGCAGATAATGTGGCTGAAAATAGCCCTGAACCAGAACCAGAACCAACTCCAGAACCAACTCCAGAACCAACTCCAGAACCAACTCCAGAACCAACTCCAGATGTTGAATTAGAAATAGAAATAGGATTTACTAAAACCACATCTGAACAAGATATTCAGGCTACATTTGCTAATAGCACATATGGTGTATTTGAAGGTACTTGGACTGCAAATAAAGAAGTTGCAGCATTTGATTTTTGGGAAGCAGATATAGATGATACATTAATTGGTCCATCTTATGGAATGTCAGTTAAAAGTAATGGAACGTGGGTGTTGGATCTCTCACAAACAGGATCCTTTGACCCCCAAACATACGATCTTGCTATTACAATACGAGCAGAAGGTAAAACATTTACAAATACAACATCGGTTACCATTACTGATAAATAAGGATAATAAAATAAAGATAAATAATATATGTCAGACTTTAAACATATTAACGAGTTCAGAAAAGGTTCTATTTTAAGTAAGATCAGTGAAGATCCAACTTATCTTAGTTTTTTCTTCATGTTTGACGGTGTAGATAGAGAGCATTCTCCTTTGTTAGCAGGTCCAGCGGAAGAGTATCTAGAAAAAATGGTAGATGCTAATATGGGTACAACGTATGCCAAAAAATTAGCTAATTTTAGAAAGGTGCTTTTTAAAATCAATAAAGAAATGCCATGGTTTTGGCAAAGTGTTACGGGTTTGGAGTTAGTAGAAACTTACGGTAAAATGGACGAGCCATACAGAGGACAAGAACGCCCAAAGATAGAGATAGAATGTCTAGAAGAAAACGTAGAGTTAACTGCAGTCGCATTGATGACTTTATATAAGAACGCATGTTATGATTTTAGAAGATATGTAGAAATATTACCAAAAAACTTAAGACACTTCAGAGTTTGGACTGTACTTTCAGAAGTTAGAACATTTCAACAAAATACTGTTGCGAGAGATTTAAATTTATATGGTGCTGAAATGCCTGGAAACGAATCAGGCTCTTCCGTCAATCTTATACCTAAAGCAAAAGGATATGAAACAGCCACCGGAAGAAATGCTGGCACATTTGACACACCGCTAGTTAAACAATATACCGCTGATGCAAAACCACATGTTATGTTTGAGTTGGGTTTCTGTGAATGGGAAATAGACACAATTGCTGGGGTGTTTGCGGATCAATCTAAAAATCCAGAACGTAAAAAACCAAAAGTATCTTTTATATGGCAAACTGGTTTTATATCTGGTTCTAAGTTTGGTGAAAATATAGTTACTGAGGAACAAAGTCCATTATTTCCAGCTGCAAAGCCAGATGATGGATTATATCCTAATCAACCATTCAATCCGCTAGCAATTGCACAAAATGCAATAAGTGATAAAGTTAATGGACTTGCAAGTGGTTTAGTGAATAGATTTAATAATTTAAAAAATAGTTTACCAGGATTTGGTAATAATCCTTTAGGTAGAGTTTATCCAGAGGGTTTAACGGGAGCCGCGGCCGGTTTAGCAAATAGAGGTATGGATGCTGTAAAGGGGTTATTATTGGATAATGTGCATGGGAGTACAGGCTTCTTAGGAAGTTTAAGTGATATTAATAGTGCACTAGAAGCTGGAAGTGTAAACGCTATTTTAAATTTAGCTGGACAATTAAATCAAAATAATACTAACATTCCAAATAATGGAAATATTACACCTGTCGGCGTATACGATCCAGGAATTGATAGTTCTCCTGATTTGCCAATTAATCAAAAAGTGTATGATCCTATTGCACAAGAACCAGAAAGTCAAAACATTACACCTGGAAGAATTCATGAACCAGGTGTTGATAGTAGTCCAGATGATAACATTAACGAGAACGTACATTCATAAGTATGAATAATAAAGAATTAGTTGAAGATAATCTAAGAGAAACTCATTGGTTAGGAGAAGTTGTAGTAAACGAAGATCCTTTACTTAATGGTAGGTGTCGTGTAAAAGTTTATGGTAAATTTGATAAACTAACGGATGACGCTATTCCATGGGCAACTCCTATGAATAGAGATCAGGTTGGGGCACATGCTGTTCCGAGAGTTGGAGATATTGTTGCAGTTAGATTTGATAATGGTAACATATATCATCCAGAGTATTGGTTTCAAATAGATCAAAACACTGATTTAAAGACAGATGTTTTAGAAGCTTCTGATGCGCCGCACGATGTAATTAGTTTAGTGTATGACGCGGAAAGAAATGTTAGAATATATCATTCACCCGAAGATGGTTTAGTTATTACTCGAGGAAGTGGCGCTAAAGAAAGACCTATGATACAAATCGACGAGGAAGGTTTTATTAAGATAAGTACAGACGCAAAAATGTTTTTAGATTGTGGTGATATATTTGTTTCAAATGAAGGTGAACCTGGTGCAGATGAGACAGAACCAGCAGTAAGGGGTCAATCTTTACAAGATTGGTTACAAACATGGTTAGATGACTATAATGCACATATACACCCAACCGGAGTTGGACCTACTGGACCTCCAATGCCACCGACACCAGCTACTGTTGGTAAATTATCAAGTTCACATATTAAGTATCAACAAAAGAATAAATAATTATGCCTGCACTTTGGCCAACATTTATACCAAACTTAGCAAGCGATATAGCTGGACGAGAATTTACAAAACCAGGTGGTGCTATAGTTTCATATGCTCTCCCAAAAGTTGGTGTTAATCAAGTTCCTATTTTCCCTCCTTCCCAAGATTTAGTTAAATCTATTAAGCCTGGAAATCCGCTAAACGTGTCATTAACAACAGATCCCACTGCAATGGTAAACGCTATTAATCTGGCACCTTTAAGTGGGAGATATGATTTTGGCGTAAGAGTTGCTGAAAGATATTTAGAAGCCGTAAAGGGTTTAGCAATGACACCTTTCGGTGCAACACATACTAATAATCCAGCCGCTGAGTTTTTACTAAAACAAGGATACGGTTTAGTATTTGAAAGATTATTAAAAGAAGGCGATATTCCATTGCAAGATCAATATGACGATGATGGTAATTTAACCGAAATGGGCAAAGAGTCACATCCAGATTACGCTGATTTTTGTCCAGATCCTGTTGAACAGCCAGATCCAGTTGAGGAACAAAAGAAACTTGATAAAAAATTTAGTAAATTTATAGAAGAATATAAGAATGATTCTACTATGGATTTAAAAAAGTTTAGATTTTTTGAATTTCCATGTCTAACTGGAAATGAAACACAAGATGACATAGAAAAGATATTTGCGTCTAGATTATTACAACAATTTGAAAGGCTTTCAAATAAGAATACTAAATGGGAATTCTATATTTGGTTAGCATGTCTTGGTTCAGAAAATTATAATAATTCAAGTGGATTTGGTGGAGGGTGGTCTGGTATGCCATATCCTAATGTTAATACTAACGCTAGAAATGATATTGAAGATGCTGGTTATGATTGGAAACAACTAGTAGACAATGTTAGTGCTCTTTGTATTGAAGCGATCCATGAAGTACATCCAGCAGAAGAGGAAAATACATGGTCATTCTTTAATACTGCATTATTAAGAACGAGAATTAAAAAAGATCCAACTGGACCAATTACTTTACCATATGAATTAGATTGTCCATTGAATGAATATAAAATTCAAGTGGCTTATGATTATGAAACTGATAGTAAAAGACCTAAAATTTTAACGTCACATGTTATCGCAACATTTAGCTGGTATCCTGGGGTAAGAAGTGGATCATTTAGTGCAAATGCAGAAGGTGTTGTTATTAATGCTCCTAAATTTACTAAAAATAATAATTGGGTTAAATCAATATATGGTGAACAAGAATTAAAAAATGGTTGGCGCAAAATTCCAAATGCAATGAGTAGTGCTAGAACGCCTGAAGATGTTATCGACATAAACCCAACTACAGGTGGAACTATATTTAAATTTCAAAGACATCAAGTGGTAGAAGCTAAGACTGCTGCAGAAGAATGTGATGCTGCAGAAGAAGATAGTAATATAGACTATACTTGGCCAGGTGGTGATCCATATGAAGAAATGGCAGAAATAACTATCGCATATTGGTATGCGTGTTTAGTAAAACCATTTACACCATCTCCATCAGCTTTACCGGCGTTGATTCCCCCACCACTCACTGGGATCTATATTCCAATTTATTATGGTGGTAAAAAAAGATTGGCTAAAAATTTAAGAAGGGCATGGAACACTGGAAAAACGTTTTCAATTCTTCCCGCTCCAATGCCACCTGCACTGGCAGTTTCAACTGCTGTTGCTGCAGCCTATATGTTACACTTATTAGAATTTAAATTATTATATCTTGGTGGAATTCCCACACCTGTTGGACCCGTACCTATGGTTGGAATTGTACCGGTAGTATTCTAAAAAATAATAGGATATATATTATGTTACACCTTTAATATAAAAATAAATGAACAACGAAAACAACAAAAGGATCAGAATTGGGGAAAAGACACCAAAAGAGACCGTGGTTGAAGAACTAGATGTAAAAATCGAAAACAAAGAAGTAGAAGAAGATGCTAATCAAGCATTTTATGATGAGAACGGGGAATTCATGTGGGATGCATATGAATCTACTTGCCCGTCAAGAACAAGAAAACCAAATCCACATATCAAAACACAGAACGGTGACAAAGTATTCTCTAGAGAAACTTATGCACAAGAAATGTATGACATGCTTACTGCACATGACAATAGCATAGGACAATTACTAACTGTAATTAATCCTGGAGAAATTCATGAAGGTAAAATTTATGCCATTAATTCTGAGTTTATTAGTATTGATATTGGTTATAGAGAATTGATCTACGTTAAGTACGATAAAGAACCTGCCGAAATTCAATCGCTAAAACCAGGTGATGAAACAGCTGTGCTAATTACACAATTGGGTAAAAACTCGCATGTTGTTGGTAGTATCAATGGTGGTGTTAAACACAAAGTGTTTATGGATCTTAGAGCTGCAGTTGAAGAAGGAAACACAGCTTGGGTTGGTACAGTTACAAATATGATTGAAAATGGAGGTTATATGGTAATGGTCCAGGGTATAGAATGTTTCATGCCGGGTTCTCTTGCCGGTATTAATAAGCTTCATGATTTTAGTTCTATTATTGGAACTGAAATATATGTTGTGCCTGTTAGTTTCTCACCAGACAGAGGAACGTTAGTAGTTTCACATAGAAAATATTTACAAGCACTAATACCTGGAGAACTAGAAAAATTAAAAGAAACACAAGGTGAAACTTTAACAGGTAATGTTACTGGTACTGCAAAATACGGTGTGTTTGTTGAGTTTAATAAGTGTTTAACTGGTATGATTCACAATAATGACTTAGATGAAGAAACTTTAGTTAAATTTAAAGCTAGAGAAATTAAACCAGGCGATGAAGTGTCGTTTATGGTAAAAGACATTATTAGTAATACTAAAATAACACTGACACAGAAAGCAAACATAGTTATTAATCCATGGGTAGATATTATTTCTAGATATCAAATTCCATGTGTTGTTAATGCTACAGTTAAAACCAAAAAAGACTATGGTTTGTTTATTACAATAGAAGAAGGTGTTACTGGTTTACTGCACGTAAGTGAATTAAGTGAAGAAGTAATGAGTGTTTTTAAATCAGGAGACCCTATCACTGTACAAGTTACGAGAATCGATGTTGATTCTATGAAAGTGTTTTTAAAAATGCCACAATAACTATTGCAACGAGAGTGTGATATATAATCAAACGGTAATATCATAATCTTAGTATGCAAAAATTAACTATAGATTCTCCGAGAGAATCAATCCTAAACGCAGCACTCATGGGTGTTGAGTTTGAGTTCTATTCTAACCTCGATCTAGAAGTAACCAGAAAGTCTCTGGAAAAACTTCTAGATCGAAAGATTAGATTAGAAGATAAAGCACATTCTGATTTTCAACCATCTGCTGAAGAATTTAAAATTGAGCCGGACATGTCTGGTGGTAAAGGATTGGCAGAGTTGGTTACGGGACCTATCCCATATAGAAATGCCAGAATAGTGGTTATTAAGATGTTAAAATGGATATCTGAAAATGGATATACTAATGATAGAGCATCAATTCATATAAATTTGTCTTTCGATAAAAAGTATCTCGAAGACAAAGATCTTATTTCTAAAATGAATGTTCTTAAGTTTATTTTAGAATTTGATGAGAAACAAATCTATAAGTTTTTCCCTGAACGTGAAAATTCTACATATGCAAAGAGTGTAAAATGGGTAATGCCGAAAATTGAAGCATTTCATTTTGATGGTAATCATATAGCATCAAACAATTTTAAATTTGCTGACACAAAATATTATGGAATTAATTTTTCTAAAAAAGAAAAGAATTACTTAGAATTTAGATATATTGGTGGAACTGACTATGAGAAAAGGTCAGATGATATTCTTTATCTAACTGAAAGATTTTTAATGCAAATGTGGAATTCATGCAATGACCCTAGGTTTAATGATGAGAATAAAATAGAATTACAGAGAATTTTAAATAAAAATAAACCTATCTCAGATATACTAAAGGACTACTCTAAGGTATCTGAATATTATCCCGACATAACTATATTGGTGGATCTAGTGGATAACCCAGTTATCATTAAATTGCAATGGGAGAGGTTTAAGAATAGAGTAGTAGATCTTATAGTAAATGGATCTATGACTGCTGGTTTAATTAATTATGATTCTAATTATGGGGCCACACAAGTAAAAGATGGAAAGTTTCCAACTGTTTATCAACTAGAAGATTTTGAATTTATAGATTGTGAAATAGCTGGAAATGTAACTAATTCTAGTTTTTATGGGTGTGAAATAACTGGATCTGCTATCATGTATGGTAGTTTATATAAAGGCACTAAAGTAAAAGAATCAAAGGTAGAATCTAGTTATACACATGGTAGTTGTGAATTAATAAACTGTTATGTTGCGGGTAGAGATACTATGTTTAAAGGTAAAATGGTTGGAGGTATATTCAGAGAGGGTTTCAAAACAAAAGATGCTAGATTTGAAGATACTGAGATTGTTGTAAGTAAAAAAATAAGAGAATAAAATGAGTGAAATTAGAAGCGGTTCAAACCAAGATTTAACCTCTGGTAGAAATTTCGATCCAAATTGTCTAAATACATTTTTAGAAGAAATAGGAGATGATATTACTGGGGCATGTATGGTACCTATTAATTTGCCACAAAAAGAGATTATTAATATAATCAAAAGAGCTAAAAAATGGTTTTATAAAAAATATGAATATTCTGTAAAAGAAAATTTATACCACATCCCGAATAGTGTATTTAGTACATCACACTTTAAAAGTCACAGAGCACTTACATTGCCTGGGCCAAGTGCAGATGGAGGTGGAGGTGTATATTCAGTATATGGTTTATATGACTTAGCTTCGGGCTGGAATGGAGGCGGAGGCGGAATGGATGTGAGATTCCAAGGAGGCTCTGACTTTTCAATGGAGCGAATGCTATTTAGAGGAATGTATGAGGGTTCAGGTATGGCTGAAGCCGCAGAAGAACTACAATATTATGTATTGAACGCTTCTATGGCAGATTTATCTAGACAAATACTTGAAAACCCTATTTCATTTCATTACTCTAGTTTAACTGGAGAATTAAAATTTATGGGTGATACACCAAAGGGTGATGTTATTTTAGAAATATATGAAACTATCCCTGATTGTGCACTATATTCAGATGAAATATTCTTTAGATATGTGAGTGCAAAAATAAAACAATCTATTGGTTCTAAATTAGCAATTTTTAAATTTGCCCTTCCTGGTAATGTTGATTTTGATTATGATGCTATTAAAAGTATGGGCGATGATGAGTTATCGGAGATTAACGAAGAGATTCAAGGAGACGAAGGTGTTGATTGGATGATGCATTCATAAATAAAAGAAGATAAATAAATAAATGGAATTATATATAAAATATCCTAGCGATCCTAATTACGACGAAGATCAAGTTCAGACTAATGGTGAAATAGAAATGTTGATCACACAGATTCAAACAATTTTATTTACTAATAGCGGTGAAGTTATGGGGGATCATAAGTTTGGATGTGATTTAGAAACACTTATATATGATTTCAATTCTAGTGAACATAATATCAAATCGGTGATAGTAGATCAGATTAATGCATATTGCCCATTAGCATCAAAATACAATGTTCAAGTAAACATTGACTTTGTTCGAGGCGAGGTTAGAGATATTGCGTTCATAGATATTACGATAGATAGTAGATATGCTATAAAAATAAGCATGCTATAAAAAAGTATACATAAATAATGGCAGAATTAAAATTTTTAAGTACAATTAGAACGGGAGCAGAGTCTATTAAGGCTGATGCTAGAACTTATATTTCTAGGGTATACAATAGGGCTAACACTTTGTTTACTTTAGCTTCACCGTTTGCACAGATAATAAGTGTACTATCAGAAATGATGGATCTTATTATGTATTATATTGAAGATTCTGTAGTAGAGCAAAACATATATACTGCACAACAACCGGAATCAATATATGGTATGGCACGATTGACAGGTCATGATGCGACAAGAGGGTTTGCTTCTACTGGTGAAATTATATTTAGATGGAAGCCTGGTGCTGATATGGCAAAAATAGCAGGAAGTTTATTAAATATTAATGGTAGATCAGAAATTAAATTTGATGCTAACGGAATGACATATACTTTATTAAATTCTGTTGAATTATTTGAATTAGAAAAAACAAATTATAACGCATTTAAAAGTGCAATAATTCAAGGTAAATTTGAATCACAAACCGTGACTTCTAACGGTGAAAAATTACAATCATTTAACATTAATACTGGTGGAATCACTGATCACAGTAAAGTTACCGTAAGTGTTAATGGTGAACAGTGGACGAAACATGAATCACTTTATGATCTGTTATCTGATGAGAAGGCGTATTTAATTAAAACAGGTATTAGCGGAGGTTTGGATCTTTATTTTGGAAATGGAAGTTTTGGAATGGTGCCACCTAATGGTGCTAGTATTAAAGTAGAATATGTAAAACATTCTGGAATTGCTGGTAATTTAGATGATTCACCTGATTTAACTATTAAGTGGGATGCAACTGGTTATGATTCTAATGGAACAGAACATGATTTAAATGAATTCTTAGATGTAACTGTTACATCATCTCCAAAAATGGGTAGCGATAGAGAGAATACTCAATTTACAAAAATAATGACACCACTTGCAAGTAAATCATTTGTATTAGCTACACCCGATAACTATGAATACTTTCTGTCAAGATACAATATGTTCTCTTATATAGATGCATATAACACAACTGACGATCAATATTTAGATGACGATAATGTTATTTATATATTTGCAGTGCCAGATGTTAATAAGAAGTTAGCTAAAAATCAAGATTACTTTACTGTACCACAAGAAGAAATGTTCTTTGATCAAGGTGAGTATGATGCAATGTATAAGGTTTTAGAAGACAGTGGTCAACAAATGGTAACAACTGAAGTTGTTTTTGTTAGGCCGAAAATAAGAAAATATAGTATTGATATTAATATTAGATTCTTTGAGGGCTATACTAAGGATGAGATTTACACAGCGGTAAGAGAGAGAATGTCTACATACTTACTAAATATAACGAGAAGAGATAAACTGCCTAAGTCTGATATTATTTATATCTTAGAAGAGGTTGCAGGTATTGACGCCGTGAATGTTAGATTTATTTCAGAGACGGAAGAGACTGCAAGAAGACTTGGTTATTATGAATCAATTACTACTACAGTAGTTCCACAAGAACCAGTAACATTGGAAACTGTAGGAAATGGAAAACAAAAATATGTTTTCTTTAAGAAAATAGAGGATGTAAAAGTGGTTCCAGTTGATGAAAATACTGTTATTCCTCCTAAGGTAAAAGGATTAGATCAATGGGGTGATATTATAATGGAAAAAGAAGAAGTTGCTGTTTTTAGAGGCGGATGGTTAGATAGAGATGGTGACGTCATGGAAGACGATGTATTAATTAACGCTGAAGCTGCGGTAAGTATAAACTTTGAAGCAGATCCTGTACCTAGAACAATATACACTAGGGTACAAGCTGGAAATAGAAAGGCACTTAAATAATGGGTTTATTTACAAATTTATTTAACTATAGACAACGTAGAAGATACGATTCTGTTAAATCTAGAAAGGATGATAGATTACATACGGGATTTAACTACGATGATGAGTTAGCTCCAGGGGAATTTATTAGCAGATCTTTGTCTGGTCACATTCAAAGAAATCAAACCATGCAACATTTTTTAATATTCTTAGATGACGCATTAAAGAATTTATTAAAAGGCGCAAGATATTTAAATAATTTTAAAAATTATACCGTTGACGAAAACACAAAGAAAACCAAATAATGTACGATAATTTAAGATTTTTTAAAGGATTAGAATATGATTTAAACTTCGTAAAGGATAACTCTGATGTTTATCAAGGAACCGTACATTTATCTGAGGTTTCTACTGGTTTATACGAAACTATTAATTTATTTATATTAGAAGAGTGTGAATTATTCGGAGACCCTATTATAAATTTCCCAGTATCTGAAACACCAGACAACGATAAATTTATATTTGAATGGAGTGAAGATACTAGATTTGGTAGTAAAGATATTACACTATATAATGTAGATCATTCTGGAAATCTTCCAGTAATTAAAGAGTTAAAATCTCAAACTATTGATCTAATAGATTTTAGTAAAGTTGCGGTATTCAATGACGGTACTAAAGCACTGTGGGAACAAGATAGTACAGCTATTCAAATTAATATAGCATTAAATTCATTAAAAGCTGGGCCACATGTTAGAAACTTACACGTTTATCATAGTGCGGCGGGTGTAAAAACACTTATAGCGGATATTGAAGTTTATGGTGAAGTAGTTGCTGAAGATGAAAGAACTAAAATTCTTCTTCAAAATTTTGGGGCTACATTGGACGAATCTGATTTTATGTTATTCAAGGATCATGACATTAGTGAAATGTCACCTGATTATAAATTACTGAATAAGAAAAGAAAGGAATTGCTTTTAGAATTACACAATATAAAACCGTTTGTTGGTACATATAAAGCAATATTAAATGCAATAGATTTCTTTGGTTATGATAAAATAACATTAAAGGAATACTGGTTAAATGTTAATAATTCTGTTAAGAACTTTGGTAAATTATTTGCAGTTCCAGTTCCTAACTCGTCTGTTAGAGGTGAAAACACTAGAAAGAAATTAGCGTTTAAGCTTCCTTCTAGTACAATGAAAAAAACTAGTAAGTTTAGTCTTGTATACAGGTTAAACGAGCCTAATGGAACGTTTGATCATTGGGATATTCCTAATGTTGATGAGGTTTTTGATTATACACCAGAAGAAGTACTTATTAAACTATATGGTTTAAAGGCAAAGTTACAAAAAGATTATTTACCACTTCAAGCAAAAATTATAGATATTACTGCTGAAGGAGATTATTTCGCTCAAAGAAATATAAACGTATGGAATATTCAAAACGGTATTGATTTCTTTAGTGAAGGGCATAATATTAAGTTTAATGTATTTCCTAACGATAGACAGTTATTTATAGAAGACATGTCAATGGTCTTAAAACCATCGCTTGATCAAAATAATGATTCCAGTAATTATAATTTATTTTTAAATACTAAAAGTGGACAAGAGCATACGTTAACCCCAAATAATAGAACAGAATTAAAGAGTATATTTAGAGAGTTTTATGAAACATATCATAATCAAGAATTATATTCTTATAATCCTAATATTCCAATTGGATGTCCTGTATTATTAGACGGTACAGAATCGTTTGATGATATTTGGGACGAGGCTAAATTTACTTGGGAAGATGCTCACAATCCAAATGATACATTGTTAGTTACATGGAATGATTGGTGGAAAACATGGGTTTATGAAATAGAGTGGATTGTTACAAGTAAAAATAAAGGGTATAACCAGACTTATAGAGGTGCGATAGATGATTATTTGATCCTTCCGTTGATATTACCGCATAATGACATATATACTGTCGAGATGAGAACATATGATCTCTTTGGACACAGATCTCATTATAGAATGAAAGATCTAATAGATGTAAAACTTAAAAATCTAGAATTATATGGCATATATAAGTGGCTAGAAGATGATTCATGGGATAATAAAGATTTGCCATGGCAAAAATCAGGTGGTTATTGGAATCAACCTCAAGATAATGTAACAACTATCGATGATGATATTGCTACTCTTTATTTAACATTAGACAGAGCCAATTACATTCATTTTGAAGAGGATCAAGGTGTTAGATTTTCAACTGTTAGTAGATATTTAGATATTTATTCTGAAACTGCATATAGTGAAACTACTGGACCATATACATGGGACGAATCAACTTTTGATTGGAAAGACACTGAACATTTAGCGTGGCATTTCATGAGAGTTGGACCTGATTTAACTTCTAGTTTTAAAATAAACGATATACAACAAGGTGACACCTTAGTAATAACACACAAAGATCCAAAAACTGGAGAAATAAGCACAGGATCTCATCAAATAGTTAATGCTACGCCAACTACATTTAATGATGTAAACGGTTGGACTCAAATAATGAATGAATTACAACAAAGTGAGGACTATGTTATTAGTAAATTTAATTATAATGCAATATTTGAAGATTCTGACGATAATGATGTAAGCGATGTTTTTAAATTTATATTAGTTGTAGGAAAAGAATACTCAAAAACTTATGATTTTGAAGATGCTTCAATAATAAAAATTAATAATTCATCAAACGCTAATATTAGTGGTGAAATTCACGTACAACATTATAATCCAACATGGGACGACACCAGAGTATTTAATGATTATGCAGAGGTTGAAAGGTCTACACATGTTACGTTTTCAACAGATATTTCTAGATTTCCTGGAAGTAAAAATGCTAAATGGACTATCACAAATATAACTAACCCAAAAATCACTGATATATACTATAATAATATGTGGCTTACATATATCTTTAAAGAACCTGGGTACTACAATATTCAGCTAGAAACTGAAGATACAAATGGAAATAAAAACCTTGTAAATAGGAACATGTTAAAAGTAAAATAATAAAAACAATAAAAATGGCAAACATTACTGAAATTTTAGGAACTGATTCAGTTTCTTCATCGAGACCGATCATCAATAGCAACTTTGAGTTGTTAAATGATGAGTTAGCATCTGTTACGGCCTTGTTAAACCCAACTACCTTAACTTTAAGTGGAATCGCTAGCGTATCTACTTCATCATTAACTGTTACACAAAACGGTGCTAACTTATTGGTGGTAAATAATTTAGGTGCCGCGTTTAGCAATGCTGCAATTTTTAATTCATCCGTAAAAATAGATGGAGATTTAGTAAAAAGCGGAGTTTTAGGAACTGCTGCTACACCAACAACACAAGTTACACCAGTTTCAATAACTGCGGTTACTTACTTTATTGATAGTCACTTTACATTACCGGAAGCGGCAGATGGACAAGAGGTAACAATTGTTAATGTTGACGGTAGTTCTAAATCAGTGTTATCTGGTACAGGAGCTACTTTAGGTGCTACATCAATCACACTCGAAGGATTAAACTCAACAGTTACATTAAGATGTTTTGATAATAAATGGTATATCATCTCATCACACAACACAACAATAGTATAAACAAAACTTAAAGAATAGATGGCAACTCCTCTAGTTAGAATACCGCAGCCAATGGGCGGCACAATGTATGCTTTCGCATCTTCTGCGAGAGACATGACTAGGGCTTTTAATAGTTCAGATTTAAATTTTGAGTTTAGTAAATACGCTTTATTAGATCTTCCAGATTTTACTGATTCTGTTAATGGTTCTAACACGATAGATTTTGAATTAAATCTTAAACAACCTTCAGGTGATGGATATATTGCTGGAATGCCCAATGTGGATTTTGCACAAACATTCCAAAATTATGCACTTAACTTAGAAGAGCTGTTGTTAAAAGACGATGATTATGATCCAATAATATTGCAATCAGATTCTGAAAAGATATTTTTTAAGTGGTTAAGTTCTTTAGGTGCAGTAGATTTTATTGCAGCTGATTCTAACCAAACACTTGTTGGTAATTATACCGAAAAAGTTAATGGTACATTTGCTAGTGATAACTATGATAGAGTTGTTAAATATTTAGGAACAATAGATGCTGAAAATGATGTTGCATATCAAGGTAACACATATCACGAAGTCTATATTAATGTACCTACTTCAGTGGGTTATACTCCAACTGTTTTATTTAAACCAACAAATTATAACACAACTGCAACAAAATTATACGCAAGTGATTATGTAGAGGGCAGAGAGGGACAAACACACCCTGATCCAAACATAAACATGAATACTGTTGTTGATGAATATACGTCAAGCAGTGGAGCTTATTATAATATTCAAACTAATGCTACTAATAGCGTTGGAATTAATTTCGATGCAACTGCATATGAAGAAATTAACAATGACGTTGAAGTAGAATCATTGTTAGATTTTGCTAAAAAAGGACAAAGGTTTACGTTTAATGCCATCCTTGTATACTATGATATTTATAGCGAATCTATTTCTGCGAATAGAGCAACTAACTTATATGGAATATTAATTTTGGATGATATACAGGATGCTTATGGGCCTGGTTCTAAAATTAACGAACAAATTAAATTTAAACCAAACGAAGTTACAGGTTTAAATGGTAATGCATTTTCTTTAAAATTAAATCTTAAATTTAATTCTTCATTAGATAATGTTGGTGTAGAAACAAGTGTAAATGATTTTACAACATTCTCTATGGATTTATTCATGGACACAACAACTGCCCTTGAAAATGCAACCGAATTATTAATACAAGCTAATAATAGATATGCTGCTATTGTAGAAAGATTAAATTCTATAGAAAATATTGTTTCTTCTACTGAAGACACAACTGCTTTATCAAAAAAGGTTAAAGTATTAGAAGATGATTTTCAAAGTAGTTCTCTTCAATTAGCGGACTCAAATTCTCTTTTAGAATTAATAACTAAAGCACATGCTAAAATTAATTCTTTAATTGATGGGACTATTCCAGTAGAATTACAATACAACACAGATATTATATTTGCTGGAAAAGGTACAGAAGTTGATAAAACTATTCCTAATAAAATTAAAATTGACAGCACAGTTGATGGTTATACACTAAATAGCCCATACCTGTGGAATATAGCAGCAAGAACAATCGCTACTAAATTATCTACAGCAACTCAATTTGATGCAGGAGTAGCGGGGAACGGATCTTCTAAATTTGCAATTTGGTCTAGACTTGAAGAGTTTTCAAACAGATTAAGTTTAAAAGGATTATTCTCATCTGAGCCTGAAAGTGACCTTAATATATACATTGACGATAGTTTAGTTTCGTGGAAAAACGGACAAACTTTCAAAATTACATTTGATGAAATAAATATGTCAGGAAATAATATTAAATTTTGGACAAACTCAGTTGGAGGTTTTGATCAATTAATATTTAATGTTGACTCAACTCAATTAATAACAAATAAACCATATATTGAATTAGTGTGTATTGATTACGCTAACTATCAATTTGAAGCCGATATTTTAAGATAATATGAATACTAATAACTCTATTTCTAATTCGCTCAAGAAACTACTTGAAATTAATTCAAATTCTTTAAAGACATTTGAAAGAATTAATGAGGCGATAACTACAGATCAAAAAGACGTACCTCTTGAATTACTAACTGAAGATGGAACCAAAACGGTTTATGTGCCTTCATTTGGTTACATGAAAAGAGAATTAGAAAGATTAGATGTTAATTTAAAATCTTTAGCGGGTTTAGGAAAGGGAAATACTAGGATTAAATTGCCAGATGGCACATATCAAAGTATTATTACAACACGATTAAAAACTCCTGCAAATGACATAACTAGTTTTGTTAGACCAGTTAATTTTGGTACAAAACCTAATTATTTCTTTGAAGACTTTTTAAATCCTTTACTTACAACCAGTATTAATGTTAGTGGGCAAATTCCAAATGAAACTGAAAGAGTTTTAGTAAAACGAATTTTATTTGATTCTACAAGCGCAGTCACTGTTGAATATTTTAATACTAATTTTAAAAACAAAGAAAACCTAGACTATAACACTGTAATTAGAGATATTGCAAATAATAGCCTAACATATATATTAGATGAAGATACTCGTGATCTTCCATATAGAACAGCACAATTTACTGGTAAATTCGATGTGTTAAAAATTAGTAATTCTAAAAGAGAAGTTTTAGTTGATGGTGTTACTAAAAAGAAAGCTATAAAATTATATACGATAGATTCTTTAACGTACTCTGATTCTAACAAGGATCTAAAAGATACTGAAGCACTTAAAGTTGGAGATGAACTTATGGTTCAAAGCGGTGCTAGAAATACCAGGTATAAAATAACTAGAATTGATGGTTCGACTAATCAGGTTGAACTATTAATAGTAGAAGGATATGAATCTATTAAGATTGGTGCTAATCAGCTGGGCATATATATA